CCGGTGTGTAAGGGTACTCGACCCGTACACGAAATTGCCCACTAGCAAGTCTGTAATACGTCTTAACTCAACGTAATGCAGTCTTCGCTGGTGCTTAAAGAAAGACTGATGGGGTTGGTAACTCCCCACAAAAGCCTTGCTCGTTTGAAGGAAGTCCGAGAGTATCCAAAGGAGTTCTTCGGGCGCATATTAGCGTCTGCGATAGGTTTCAAAGCCGTCGACAGATTGCTGAGCTGCGTTTGCCCTAAGAGGAAACTGGAGTTCGTTCGCGATCAACTTGCTTGGAAGCAATTGATCAAGAGCAGAGTAGCCCGAGCGTGTCAGTTCGTCAAGGTATTGATGGACGATGCGTACGTTTTCGGGTACAGGGAATTTACAAAGGAAGAGGTGGAAGAGCAGCTCAGTAGATGGCTGATTCTCGATTGGTGCGGTCTGGCAATTTATCAGGTAAAAACACACCTTGTTTGGTTGTCCGGTCATGGGAGAGGCATAGATGCCCCCAAGACCGGTTTGGTAGATATTCCCGGGATGCTGCTCACCCCCGATTATAGGAGGTGGTTACTGCAGCGTCTGCGGAGCCGGGCGTCTAGCACTGAATATAAAGAGATGATGTCGGAAACGATGTTGCTCGGGACAAAGAGGGGGTTCCCCTCAGTGGAGGATGACCTGGTACAGGTCGCGGGTCAAGGATATCTCAGCCAGATGTCCCAAGCAGTTCCGTTACAGGAAACTCGCAAGGGACGGATAGACTGGGCGTCTACCACGTTCACTCCGGATCAGTTAGACATCGACACATATCATGTGCTCGAGAGGTTGGACTGCCGGAAGTTAGTGGAACGCGCGATTGCCGACACGTCGGAGGAGGTCTTCGGGATTACATCCGAGGTTCCTCATGTACCATGGACTCCCTCACAGAGGGCTGGCTATGAGGCGCCAATAGATCAGGGCGGTATTCTCGGTTCTTTAATTCGAGAGTATAAAGACGAAATCTGGACCGGTGAGCTGGAGCTGCAACGAATGCAGTATCACAGCCATCAGGTCTGGGAAGTAGTTTCGCGTAAGATCAATACCGGGCGCCTCTATGAGCTTACCTTGTCCCGTTGGGCTAGAGGAGAGATGGACACGCTTTTGAGTAGATATGAGATTGACAAACTTGCTGATTGTCAAGTCTACTTCATCAGAGAACCGCTGAAGCTTCGAACAATTACGGCAGGAACCCCATCACTGTATGGTGGTCTTGGCCCAATACTCGCCCATTTGCGCGAGAAGCTCACACGTTTCAAGTGTTTCCGCTTAACCAAGCAGGAATGTGATTGGTCAGTCATGAGAGATCGACTGAACCTCACTCCGC